GCTCCTCCTCCATTACCATTTGTTGCGTTTCCGTTTCTTCCGTTTACAGTTCCACCACCACCACCACCTCCACCTCCAGCGGTTAGTGAGTTAAAAGTTGAATTTAAACCAGTGTTACCAGCTCCACCAGAAGCAGTTCTACCTGCTCCTCCAGCCCCGACTACAACGGCTATATTTCCCGAATTAACAATAGTTGTTCCAGTTATTACACCTCCTCCACCACCTCCTCCAGCAGGAGCAGCTGCTGACCTACCACCACCTCCTCCTCCACCGACAATTAAATATTCTACTTGTGCCGTTGATGGAATTACAGGAGGAGGCGCTATTCTGGGTACTCTTACTCTTAGCATAATTTGTTAGTTATCTCCTATAAATGGTGGTCGGTTAAGAAAGGGATGGTCTTGGCTCAAGTTGTCTTGTAAACCCCATTTCCAAGCCAGATAACCCTCTAATATTTGTCGAGTGCTATTACTTGCAATTGATGAAAGAATTATGATTTCTGCAATGTATCCGAGCGATGGGGCTACATTATTTCCAAGAGCACCGATTTGAAAAGCAAATGAAGCATTGGACGCAGAGGGAGCAGCCGTTTGAGTGTTGCCTTGATTTAGCATTTTGTTGACCCTAGCGAATGACCTGTTCGCAGCAGTGCCGTTGTTAGGGTCACGAATGTGCGAAAGAATGACAGGCGTATCGGCAGGGTGAAAATTGTCTGGTGAAGCCACTGACACAGACGAGCTACCACCGCCCGAAATCTGAACAAGCAACCTGTTATTAGCAGGAACACTAGCCCTATCGTCATACGAAATATAAAAGCCTATGTTAGCCGATGAAGCTGCATTAGTTCCCATCAAACCACTTAGAGAATTGGGGTTGCTGCTATTTGCCGCTTTCCAAACGGTAAAGATGCTCGACCCGTTCGTATTATGCAAAAAATTCCAAGTTGATACCGCAGCAGGAGAAGTCAAATATTGAGAGCCGTTGAATGAAAGAACTGTTTTACCGTTCAATCCACCAAGTGTGTAAGTTGGTTGAGTTCCACCCGTACCTTGCGTGACATTCCTTTGGTTTCCGCTTTTATCTCTCCACTCAGAAACCCCAGTATCAATCGTAATAGTGCTATCATCATTGGCATCTAACCAAAGCGCAGGTCTTAGCACATCGGGTAACCACAACCTATTTTGCAAAATTGATTCATCAACTATGTTTACTCCTCTTGGCATTACGCTATATCTTCATTAAAAGGAGTTATATACAGTTCGTTGCCACTTGCATTTAATGTTACTCCTGAGTTGTTAATTACACTTATTCTCATCGAAAAAGGATATAGACGAACCATGTTAACCATAGATATTTTTGCTGATGCACCTGAAGTCAATGGGATGGTGTATAAATCTCCGCCAATTCTATTTGCTGTATCTGTGCCATCGTTAAGCGTTACACGAACCGTTATAGAACCCCCCGTTGAGGGTGTGATTGAACCAAGTTTGATTGTAACAAGTCCGTATAAGTCTTTGTTGGTACTGTTGTCATAAGTTACCGCAGTTGACTCCCCTGCGTTAGCAAGAGAGTTAAGTGTTGTACTTGCGAAGTTGCTTGACCTTGTTGAAGGTGCTGACCATTTTGCTATTGCCATAATTGTATTATATTATTAGTTTATTCTCCTGCGTTTGCCCCACGCGCAATTCCTACAACACGCGCATCCACTACTGTTTGATTTAATTGTGCCCAACTTTCACCATATTCTGTAACAGGTGACTTAATAATTAAAGATTGGAGAATTTGTTTAGTTGAAGAAGAAATTATTTCTGCTGTTTCTAAACTATCTGACATTCCTTCATATTCAGATAGGTGGATTGGATTGTTCATATCAAGCACATCAAAGCTATTTAAAACTTCTAATACATTAACACACAGTGCTTTATTAGGATTTGTACCACTTAAGGATAGTTCCTTTATAACAGCATATTCTCCTCCTATAATCAATATTATTTTAATGTCTTTACACACTATTGGAATATATTTCTGTACAATAGTAGTTGGCTGTTCATTTAATTTATTAGCTATAAACCAATCAGGAACGCTTTCTGATGTGCCTTCAAAATCATCTTTATAAAGAAGGGCTAATTCATTTATTTTGTTTATTAATGTCATAATTTTGTCTATTAGTGTTATTTTTTATACATATTGTAGGTAAATGTCTCCGTCTGAACCGCCTGAAGGTGCTGCTGTTCCGCTTGTTATAACTTTATTAGCACCAACTGAATTATATGATATTGTCCTTGCTACTGAGCCGTCAAAAGTAGTTCCAGAAACATCTCCACTTCCCGTGTCACTAAGTGTAAGGGAATTTGTAGTTGTTCCACCACCAGGTCCAGCGGGTCCTGTAGGGCCTGTAGGGCCTGTCACAGTAGAGGCTGCTCCTTGTGGACCTGTAAATCCAGTTGGGCCTGTAGCGCCATTCGTTCCATTCGGGCCAGTAAATCCAGTGAATCCTGTCGGACCTGTTGGGCCTGCATTTCCAAGAGGCCCTGTAAAACCTGTCGGGCCAGTTGCTCCAATTGCACCATTCGGGCCTGTAAAACCTGTTGGGCCAGTGCTACCAAGAGGGCCTTGAGGGCCAGTAAAACCTGTCGGCCCAGTACTTCCAAGAGGGCCGGTATAACCTGTCGGACCTGTTGCGCCAAGATTACCTTGGGGGCCAGTGAAGCCAGTAAATCCAGTTGGGCCAGTAGGGCCAGTCGGGCCTTGGTTACCAATAACACCAACAGAGGTTACAACAAATGAATAGAATTGAGTGCCTTCAGTATAAAAAGTTACTGGGTGTGAACCACCGCCTATGTTTTTAACATAGATTTTAACAATCATTCTGTCTGTTGTTAGAATAGTTGTTGTAGTTAGTGTAATATCAGTTGTTACTTCAACTGGTGTAACAGCATCAATCCATGTAATTAATGCTGGACCAGAAGTTAATATAGTTCCGTAGCCAACTCCTGCTGAGTTTGCTAACTCTATAGTAACATATGCTTCAAAATCATGAGGTGAAGCACCCTTTAATAAATGTAAGTGGAATTGTTGAGATCCTCCAGGAATTACTGCAAAACCAAGTTCAGGTGTTAAAAATTCTTGCATTAATCTGGTCGTACCTGCACCAATACCAGTTTGCAGCACTGTTTGTTGAGCAGCGCCGCTTGGTGTTGCTGCCAATACTTTATATGGAGCTACTCCAGAACTCTGTGATTGATTGAAGTAGTATGTTGCTCCCGATGAAATTCCGCCAGGACCAGTGTATCCAGTTGGTCCAGTTGGGCCAACATTCCCAATTGGGCCCGTAAAACCAGTTGGTCCAGTGCTCCCTTGACCTCCCGTAAAACCAGTTGGTCCAGTCGGTCCTGTAACTGTTGAGGCGGCGCCCACTGGTCCGGTATAGCCAGTCGGGCCAGTAAATCCTGTTGGTCCTGTAACGGTTGATGCAGCTCCAACGGGGCCAGTGTAGCCTGTTGGGCCAGTACTTCCGTTAGCGCCATTTGCGCCTGTATAGCCTGTTGGACCCGTCACAGACGCGCCTGTGTATCCAGTAGGACCTGTGCTTCCTTGAGTTCCTGTTGGGCCTGTAAAACCAGTGCTTCCGGTTGGTCCTGTTGGACCTGTAAATCCTGTCGGTCCGATTGGTCCTCCACTTGGTCCTGTCCATCCAGTCGGTCCCGTAGGGCCTGTGACTGTAGACGCAGCTCCAGTAGATCCAGCAGGTCCTGTTGGCCCAGTTGGCCCTTGAGCTCCAGGTGCTGACACTGTCATGAACTGACCTGCCGCATCGTACCTAGCCATACCATTATCGCTGTATATCAATGACTCCCCAATGTCTAGCAGGATTGCAGTTGATATGATTGACAGCGGTGTGGTTCCAGATACTTTCACTAGTTGTACGTTGTTAGCCGCAGCACCCTCGTTAACTATTGTTATGTCGGTCACGTTTATGAACGCTGTAGGAGTGTCATTTATAACTATGTCCGTGTCCCCTGCGGTCACAATGGTTCCTACAGTAGAGTTGTAGTAGGTCTCTCCTCTGAACACATAGTTGTACACCACGGTGTACTTAATATCCTCTGTGTTTGATGTTGTTATCCGTAGGGACTCAATTGGTGCGTTTAGTCTAATCATTTTTAATGTTTTATCGAGTATCTCTTGTTACCATTGCCTTAGCTTTTTTAGTAGCATACTCTTCTAGCTTTTTTACTACGTCTTGGAACTGTTCGTTGTCTAATTTCTTTAACCTATCTAACCTTTTTTCTAGTTGTTCTTTTAAAGTCCTACCTCTTTCTGTTGCAAATTTATAGAACTCCTCTTGAGTCATTAATCTTTGATCTCTTGTTGAGAAGTCAAGTATCTTTGTCTTTGTCATGCTTGGAGGGGTTGGTATGTATTTCTTCTCTACAAACAGTTCAACTAACTCATTTCTCTCAACCTTAGAGGTAAACTTGTCGGTATCTGGGAAAATTGCCTCTCCAAGTAGATTTACTTTGTTTTGATACATATCCCTAGCAACTGGAATGTCTTTTAACGCAGACCCAAGAACAGTTCTTCTAACCTCTTTGATAGGTATATCCCATGCCTTTTCTACATCTTTTGCTATCTGAGTATAGAGATTTGGTAAAACAAAACCTTTTGCAGTGCCTATTAGCGATTCCATAGCCTTTTCTTTAACATTGTCTACGTCACTGCTGCTGCTAAATAAAGCTTGACTAAATGTATTCAAGCCTTTCAAGAATGTTAAGTCTAAGAATACGTTCTTAGTTTGCAGCATTGCATATGCCCATCTTTCTACCTTCTCCTCCTCTGGCATATCTTTATACTTTTCAGTATCTCTAAAGTTTCCTATAAGACCAAGAATAACAATCAGGGGGCTGTATTGATACGAGTACCATTTTTTGCGTATTCTTACAGAGTATGGTTGCCAACCTGTCTTCTCTGATAGTATTGCATTCTTTTTCCAATCCCCCGTACCATTAGCTGTTACTTCAAAATCATCGTCATCATCGCCCCCAGATAGTGCAAGAACTACAAACATGGCAGTAGTCCCTAGTAATGCTTTGAGCATAAGTTCGCTTCTAAGATCTTCCTTTTGAAGAGGAGTTAATTTATCCCAATCCTTTCTACCTAGCCCTGTAACAGAGCCACCTTTAAATCCTCTAGCGAAACCCCACGGAGTATAATCTATGGCAATATTTGCTACGTTTGCTACAACATTTGTAAATGGAACTATCAATTTAAACTTAGGAAAATCTCTAGAAAAACTAGCTATCGCTCTAGATGCAGCGCCTAATAAACCTTCTGGCTCATAGTTAAATGTAGCTCTGGCAGCATAATCATTGGCAACCATTTCTACTTCTTCTGGAGCATTTTGATCTAATATCTCGTAAGCTCTTCTTATTCTATCTCGCCTTAATTGTCTTTCTTGTTTTTTTGTTTCACTTTCGGACAACTTTAATGCCTTTAGAGCAGCTAATTCTTGTTGATACTCTGCTTCTGCTTTAGCTATGGCATCTTTGCCTGATGTGTCTGTTCTGTTCAACACAGCCGCAGCTCTTTTTTTAATAGACTCTGTAATGTCTGTCCCTTCATCCATTGCTATCTTAGCAGCCCACTCCCACATCCTTTGTTCTTTAGATGCGTTGTACAAAACTGTATCAACCGCAACCATAGCTCTCCTTACATATTTAAGGTAGCTAACAGGATTGTATTTGCTTAATAACTCAAGAATAGGTAGCTCTTCAACCTTCTCCCTTGAGGTAGTATAACCAGTCTTCATAACATCCCAACCCTCAAATAAACCTCTATAAAATCCATTTACCCAAGCTTTAGCCATTAGTGGGGCCATGCTTGGATTTTTGATATTCTTACCTATTCCAATAGTTAAGTTGAACGCAGCATTGGTTACGTTTGATATTAAGTTTACCAACTGCGTCATGTATCCACTTAGAACATTACCATACCATATAGCCATAGGTAATTCTTTCCAGTTTATGCCATTCATGTTTGCCAACATGGTCATCATTTGGGATATCAGCTTATTTTGCTTCATCCCTGGAGGAGCTGTTGATATCTGATTGGCTAGACTTGTTATTTGTTGGATATTGGCTGCTGTCAACTTTGGCCATTCCATCTTTTCTGAAAACGCCTGCATGACATCATTGTCATTAATGGCTCCCATGTTTGACAGCTGAACCAATTGCTCAACTAGAGCTTGATCTTTTTTAGGAGTAGTACTAGGGCTTAGTATCTTTTCAATGGCTTTAGTTTTAGCCTCTGTAGCCAATCTTTCAAACTCCCTAGTAACGGCAGCTGCAAGAAGCCTTGCATCTTCCCCTGTAAACCCTGCTTCATCTATAAACTTTTGAGCCAAGTTTTTCTTGGTCATGTCGTATACAGTGAAGTGGTCTATTATAATCTTTTTAAGGTCTATGCCCTGATCCTTGAGCGCTTTCTTTACGTTGGCGCCTATTATCTTATCAAAGTCAGCCTGCACTTCGTCTTGGGTGCTAAAGTCGTTGTAATCTTTTGCAAGTTGAGTCTTAGCCCTGTTGTATAACGCATATAGATATGGCTTTACTTTTGTTCCAAGGTCCTTGATCATATTCTTGGCAAAGTCACCAAACTTTCTACCAGATGCTTCAACGTGATACACGGCTAGCTCAATAAGGTCAGGATCTATATTGGAAAAGAACCTACCTTTAAGTTTATTTTTTAACTCAGTAGCTCTAGCTTTAGTTACAACTTTATTCTTTTCTCCATAACCCTTTGGCTGCTCTTCGTTCTTAATTTCTATAACGCTTTCTTCTTCTATTTTATCCGACAAGACCGCCACTGTATCTTCAGCTGCTTTTCTATTGGCTGTGTCGATTGCTTTCTTTATTTTAGTCCTTTTTGTTGCAGACTTTTTTTTCTTCTTATCAGCCTGTTCGTTAGCCATTTTATTGGCCTTCATTAGCCAACCTTCAGGGCCTAAATTTGAATACATAGATAACGCTTGCAAGAATTGAGCTGCATTGGTAGCCGCTTTAGCCATTGTGTCCAATGCTTCTACAGCCCCTCTAACATTCCCATCTGCAACCATCTTCTTGATTATAAGCTGACCTAGCGCACTTCTAGCTCCAGGAGACATCCCATTGTCCATGTTTTTTAGTTCGTCCAAGGCTGAGTCTCCGAAGTAGTCTAGGATAGCCTTAGCTTGTTCTACAGACAAGTTGTTAGGCATCTTTGTGTAATACAACCCATCGTCAGTCATTAATGTCTGTAACTCTGGGAACTCTTCAAGTGCTTGCTTATTAAAACCTCTAATACCCATCCCTTTTGGAGGGTTCAACTCTGTAGGTGTAGATTCTTTTTGAAGCTCTTTTTCTAAGTGGTCTCTTACATCTTGCTCACTAAACTTTTCTCCAGACTTAATTAGATACTCGACAAATTGATCTATAGCTTTCGCTACAGTAACACCTGCCTTAATGGATGCTTTTAAGGTATCTATACCTGCGTTCCATATTACTGGAGCTACACCAAACGCACCTAACGTGTTCTTGGTGTCAATCTTAAGCTTGTCTAAGGCTCCTATTATTTTATCTGCTGTAGATTGTGGCTTTATAGATACATCTCCGCTAGCGTTTAAATCAGCCAATAGGCCGTCGTGCAGCATAGCCGCAAACTCATCGTAGGAATAGTCCTTCCCACCAAATGATATGATACAACCGCCTGCCATTAAGCTTTAAATAGTGATTCCTCCAACAACAACATCTCAAACTTAGTACCTGTCACACCCTCTAACATATTAATCTTGTCGCTGTATTCAGCAACCGACTGTTGTTGGATGGCGTTAAACGGTAGCAAGAAGTTAAAGGTACAGATATCGCCCTCCTTCATAACCTTTGCTGTGGTATCCTCGTAGTCTTCGTATAGAGTGTACTCGATTAGGTACGCCTTCTCGATAACGTCCATGAGACTTGCGAACTCAAGGATTGGTTGTTTAACTGTTGGTAGTTCTGGAATCACATTCCACTCCGTTAGGTAGTCTTCTATCTTCTTGGCGTGCAATAGTTCGTCAGCTGACTCGGCAGCGAAGAACTCAGCAGCTTTAAAGAAGCCTACGTTCTGACACCAGTTAGACGCAGAACGGTACATGTAGTACGCGTTGTGCTCGTCTTGGAGTCTTGGTAGTAATAAATCAACTATTTCAGCAGGAAGTACTTTTGGCTTTAACATATGCAAATTTAAGGACAATTTCCTTTCCTTGTTGCCTTATTGTTTTTTTCTAGCTGATCAAGGATATTCTTAATGTTATCGTCTATGTACTTCACTGATGGATTAGCGTCCATTAGGGCCTTTCTTTCGTCTGCAAGTCTCTTCTTTTTAGCTGCACCTTCTGTCTCTTTTATTTCATAGAACAAGTCTGTAGCTTGAGCAAAGGTTGATTTAGCATCACTGCCACCTTTAAATGCCTGAGCTGTTGATGGATCTCTGTACATTGGGACAGCTTCATCGCTATACTTGGCAGCGTAGTCTATCATCTCTTTGTCGGTCTTAAACTCTCCATTATAAGAAGATAGGTCAATCTTGAATCCTGCCTTTTGATAAAACTTAACCAGGTCTCTAATTTTTAATCCATTATCTCCGAAAGGTTTTGCATCTAATGTAACCTTCATTCCAAGCTCATCGGCAACGCTTGTTATGTCGTTTAACGCAGATCTACCTTGGCCTTGACCTTTATTGATTGTGCTTATATCTTGTAAAGATATTTCTCTCCTGTTGCCCTTATCAAATCTATTGAACTCTAATCTTGCTGCGTTGTTGTAGATAAACTCTCTTGGGTTGAATGGGTTTCTTTGTAGGTTGCCTTTTTCTGACAATCCATTTAGATATTCATTTAATATAGGATCGGATGATATATCTTTAGCAGGAGCCTTAGCTACAGGTTTTGGTTCTGGTTTTGGCTTCTTTTCTAGGTGTCTTTCAACTAACGTATTTACAGCCTCTTCTTTGGTGTCACCAAGCATATCCCCATAAACCCATTCTACTGAATAAGGCTTTTGTTTAAAATGGTCAAAATCAGCATTTTTCCATGACTTAAGACTTCTATCATAGTACATTCTGCCGATATTATCGCCTTTGTAATATACATCATATTCTCCGTCCATATCAAAGTCTTTGCTCTTAATAACCTTTGCGCCTTTACTGTCCATAGATGCCTGGATTCTATTATCGGTAGTAGAGAACTCGCCAGTATTGTCGGTAGCTGATTTAATACTATTTTTATTGTCATCAAACACTAGATAAGCAGTGCCTTTATACTGAGGTACATCAGCCCCTTGAGCTTCCATGTCTACAATATTGTTAGCCACAATGCCATCTACCTTTTCAACTCCAAACCTACCATTTATTAGAAAATCCATCGCATCCCTATTAGTTGCCCATTTATACCCGGCATTAACCTCTAAGTTATTCCATGCCTCAAGGCCTTGTTCTCCTTTTGCATCAAACTCTTTTACCTTTCTAAGATTTAAAAATGCTTCGTAAATTTTACCCGTTGCATTTGTTGCACCTTCTTTTACTGGTGCTTTAGCGTAAAGTTCAGCAAGAGTTTTATTTGTTGTAAAATAATAACCTAATTCTCTTAAACCAGAGTCCGTTCTTTTCCTTAGACTTCTATCAAATGTTTCTATGTCCGCAGAAGGAGTTCCGTGATAAACAACTAATGGCTCCCCATTTTCATCAACTACTTTACTTGCGTTCTCTGGATCGTTTTCCCAGTCTCCAAACCACTTTTTAAATTGTGGAGTTCTGACTTGCTTGTATTGAGCGTCATTTAGGTTAGAGGGTTTACCGTTAGGCGCTAGGTTTTTTCCCTTAGCTGCACCTTCAGCCTCCTGCATAGACATATCATATGAATCAAACATTACAATTTGATCTTTAGGGTTAACATCTACCGTATCGGCGGCCAAAGATGCGCGTCTCTCTTCTGGTGTCATATTCATTCTTGTTTGAACATTTCTAGACTCTACCTCGCCTGCTACTCTTTGATATAACCCAAATGCACTATTGTCTCTAATGAAATCCAAATAGGCATTAACTACAGTCTCATAGTTGTCTCGCGTAGGCCACTCCCCAAGTAAGCCATACATTTCTTCAGCAATTCTTTTGACGGTAGCGGAACTTACATCATACTTATCGGCAAGGTTATTATAAAAATCTTTTAGTGTTCCTTCTTTTGGCGTTCCGTATTCTGGGAATGTATCTACTAATTCTTTGGCCAAATCACTGCTTCCGTATAAGCTGCGTATATCGCTCAAGTTGCCTTCTGCGTTATCTAGTGCCGCTTCATCAACTTGATCATAAAAATCGCTTTCGGTAGCACCTTTAGCAAACCTTTCTGAAGCCTGTATTAAGTGCTGCATTTCGTGTAGGAAAGTTGATCTTAACTTTTCTTTATCTGACAAAAGAAACGTGTTTAGGTATACCGTACCTGTTTCTTTGTTAAAGCCTCCCCTGGTTCTGACTCGGCTATCTCTGCTGTTTAATCCTGGGATATTTTTAAAATCGCCAACCACAACTTTCATGTTTTTTAAAGCTGGATATGCTTTCAAATATTCGCTATCTGCGCCAATGAATTGCTCCATAGGGTAGGTTACACTTCCGTTTGTTGTAACAATCCCCTCGGCATTTGCATCTCCAAGAAGTTCTTCTTTTGTCAATCTCTCTCTCACAAAACCTGTCTTAGGATCGATGAAATAACGACCATAGAACTCAGCAACATTTACATCATCTTTTATGTCAATAGCTATATTTCCTGGAACTATTTCATATCTCCATTTCTTGTCTACACCTAGCTCCCATCCTGTCATTAGCTTAATGTCTTTAGGAGTCCTGCCTTCCTCGGCCATTGCCTTGGCGTCTTTCAAGAAAGATATTCTAGTCTCAACGCCTTCAGCTGCATCAAGAGCCTTCATCCCTTTTGCTCCAAGGAACGAGAACCTATTAGTTTCCTTACCTTTAGGAGTTTTCTTAGATTCTATTTTTGAAACATCTTTACTGGTTATATCGCTTACTTTCTTGCCCCCTAAAACTTCTTTAAGTGCCGCGTCTACAAACTGATTTAAAGTCATATTTCTCATCTCGACATCAGTGTAGCCTTCAAATCCTGTAAGCTTTCTAATAGCTGTAAACAATACGTCTAACCATTTAGAGAAGGCTACCTTTTGAGCTTGATTAACAAATAGTTCTCCCTTGTCACCAATAGCTGTAGCTAATGCTTCGTCTGCCACATATTCTCTTACGGCATCTGCATTTACAGAGCTATCATCAATAATGAACTTGCCTGTATTTTTGTCTTTTTTAATAGCACCTTTACCAAATGTATCTTGAATAATCTTTTTGTAAGCAGCACTTTCTAGTATTGCTTGTTGGTACTTACTTCCTTCAACTAGCTCAACACCTTTTCTGTAGATATCTGGTTTGTATTGTTTAGCAAACGTGTTCCAGACGTGACCAAACTCATGTATAGGAGTATTGTTGTTTAAATATGTAGGGTCTAAGTATATTACACCGTCCGCCCCAACATAACCAAATGGCTGAGTGTCTTTATTGCTCTTAGAGAATAATTTTTTACCTGTAAACTTAGCCCTATTAAACGCTGCTGACGAGGCACTCATTTCAACTACAACTCCAGGAAACGCTTCTTGCAAATACTTTACTAACTTCTGTTGTGGAGATAGTTGTGTTTGAGAGAATATTTTAATTGTAGCCGCCTTAGCTTTTTGAACAAGGTCGTTAAATACAGATCCACTAACGCTTTGCCTGTATGGTGATTTAAATCCGCCTGGACTCAATGTATAACCTAATTTTTTAAGTTTTTTAACAACATCTTCTTTGGTGTTACCCATAACTGGATTCCCTTTCTCGTCCAAAACTGGAACTTTGTCGCCCTCTACGCCTTCAAGTTTTTTAGATGTTTTAGTTCTTTTAGGTTCTGCTAATTTATTACCATTTTTATCTTCTGTAACTATTGTGTCTGTAATCTTATTGCCATACTCTTCCGCAGCAAACGCTCCGCTTTGAGTTTGCCCAAGAACAACTGTAACCGTTTTTATCTCCCCTGTTTTAGGGTCTTTCTTAGATGCAAATGTATCTCTGTCTGATGTAGCTGATTTTAAGAACGTATCCATCATTTGAGGTGATGCATTGTGGAACATTGTGGTATCTTCAAATAAACCTACAGGCCATCCAGCAACACCGGCAGGGTAATTCTTGTGTCTATCTCTGTTTACATCTTCTATTGATTCAATATCTGGATCAATAGCTAGCAGCAACATCATTTGCCCAGGAATTGTACTATTCATAGTAGGCTCTGATATTGCATCAGATACGCTTTCTATTGAAATACCTTTACTCTTAAGCATATACCCTACAGGGTTAGAAGTTTCTTTTGACTCCGTCTTGTCGCTAGATAGTAAAACTTTTGATACAATTTCAGCTTTAGTCTTTAAGTTTAATTTAGATTTAGGCCCATGTATCATATCTTCAAGTTCCGCAAAGTTTTTTGCACTTCTAAGTTGATCTATGTATTCCTCTCTACCCTCCCACTTTACAGCACCAAGTCTAACTTTTGCCTTTTCAAAGAAGTCTTTCTTTTCGCTATCGGTTAATAATGTTTCGATTTGACGGAACGCTTCCCTAGCAAATGCTTCGTTACTCTTAATTCCATCAGCCCCCATTTTATAAATAGCAACCAATCCAAATTGCTTGTCATCTGGGATCCCTTCTTCAAGTCTATCTTTTTGATCTTGTTGTTCTTTGGTTAAATTTTTACCATTCAATCCAAACGCTTTAAAATAGTGTGCCTTTAGGTCTTTGCCTGATATCTTGTCGGCTTTATCTGCGGCATTTACCATACTGCTAGCAGCTTCTATGGTTACAGCAGCCCAACCAAATACTTTATTGATGTCTTTTATCTTGCCAGACATAAAGTCCATTAAAGACTTGAATGGATAGCCTATTCCACCTTCTTCCCTAATCTTAGTATTTTTGTTTATTTTGCCTGTGCTTGGATCATATGTAGGAACCGTCCTTTCGCCTGTTGTGAGTGTATCAGACATTCCTATGCCTATCGTCTTGCCTAGTATGCTACTAAAAGGTACGCGAAGTTTTCTCATGAAATCCGCCTCTGGTCTTGCGTCGTTTTTATCGACAACAATAGGCGTCATCTTTAGATCTTTAGGTAAATTTGCTTCTACATTTACAGGTGTTTCAAGGTTCGTGTTTACGTCATTTAACGCCTCACCTATCCTTTCTTCTACTTCACCTCTAACCTCTTCAGGCAACTCTCTGTCAAGCTCTAGGCTATATCTTTCAGCTGGGATCATTAGAGACCCACCGCTTTTTGACTTATTCCACGGGTATCTACTTTGTTTAATAACCCCTCCATAGGCCATTGGTTTTGCCATGTAAGAGCCTGCGTCAAACGCTCCTAAAGTTATTTGGTCTCCTGTGATGTTAAACTGTTGCTTAATTGAATTAGCTTCATTTATTATATCATCAACCGATCCTGCAAAATCCCTTACAATGGTATTCCCAAATTTATCCTTAAAGATAAACACAACAGAACCACCATCATACCTAGCGTATGCGTTTCTGCCTGTAGACCAAGTCATTGACTCATATACTGCCCCAGTTGACTTCTGTCTAAAACCTAAAGCTCCACTTATCCCATGTATAGGTGGTCCTACACGATCAAGGTCTAAGTCACCCCATATTACCTGGTGTAGTTTGGCAGGAGCAAGTTCACCTGGTTTAATGTCTTTCTTTTGCTTGTATGTAACTTTTACTTTATCATTTCCAAATCTTTCTACAACTGCGGCGTATTGGTCATTTGTAATTTCACGCAATCTTGAAGCTGTAGATATTTTCATTGCTTCATCGGTGGTTTCCCATGTCACGTCTGTTGCCGCGTCAGACATTAGCAAGAAGTGAGCTACACCTTGTACGCCTGCATATTGAGTTTTGCTTCCTTTGCTGTTCATGTGGCTTTTGCCTGCAACATACACAAAACCCTTTTCGTTTACCCATTGACTTCTGTATTTCCAGAAACCTTCGCCAGTCTCTCCTATTTTTTCAAATCTATCTAATCTGTCTTTGTACGCCGAGTCATTAACATCCGCTACCACTACAACGGAATCTTTCTTAGCCGCAACAAGCGCATCTGCTTTTGGTTTTGGAAGAAGCTCTTTAGATACAAACTCTGGTGTATATTTAGCAGCTTGACCTTTATATATATTCCAAATGTCAGTCCACGCCATTCCAGCGTCTCTCATGTCCGCTATTTGAGGACCAAAATACAACGTAGATGCTATCGATGGGATAGTAAAACCTGCTATAATAATTGACTTGATCATATTGTTTTTGATCTTGTCAAGAATCTTTTTTAGCACACCTACGCCTTTTTTAATGGTTCGATATATCTTTAATTTGGCGGTGTTAAAATTATTGGCTATCATCTGTTTTGTAGCGTCAGATATTAACTTCTTAGCTTCTTTTGGAGACTCTAGCTCTGCTGCTTCTTGGAGCTCTTCTACGTCCGCATCATCAACCTCTTCCTCGATTGCGTCTTCTGCTAGCTGCTCTTCAGAAACAGGCTTTATGCCTTCTTTCTCTTTCTGTTTTTGTTTCTCCTCTTTAGCCTTTGCTTTTTCGATTGCCCTAGCTTCGGCTTTAGCTTTCTTTTCAGCGTCTTTAACTTTTTCCCTAACTTTTCTCTTCTGCTCCTTCTCAAACTCTTTCTTGGCCTTCTTGTTGTAATCAGCCAATAGAGCATCTAGTGCCTCTGCTTTAGAGCCAAACTCATCCTCAAATATGTCTATCCCGTCAACGTCCTCAGCCCTCCAGTTAACATTGTTGTCCTCGTCTGTAACTTTTACTATGCGACCTACAGTTTCACCGGTATCGCTGTCTTGGACTTCTACCGTCATTGACGATACATATGTGTACACTCTACCATTCTCTGCCTCTTTCTCATCCTCTTCGTAGTCTACAGCCTCGTCTTTTGTAAACTTGCCTACGTCTACATTCTTTTTAGTTAGAGGAATGTACTCTTCTAAAACCTCTTCCTCTACAGCAGGCTTTTCCTTAGCCACTTCTTCTTTAGTTACTTCTTTTTCAGCAGTAGCAGTGCCTTTGTAAGAAAGTTTGCGCCCTTCTGCCCTAAACGCATTCTCAGTATCAACGTATACTTGATCAAATGATACATCTGGGTTTGTATGCAAATAATTCCACACGAACCTTTTGGTGTTTATGGAAGCAGGCATATCTTTCAGAGTCTTATAATCCTCATCGGTCATTTGCTTAGGCATAGAAGACTTAGAAGGCATGTTACCGTCGCTTTTCCAAAAATTCTCTTTGCTATCGTCTTGATATTTTTTATCTAAATTTCCCTTACCCTTTGTTAGGCTTTCATAGGTTATCTCCTTAATTGGCTTTTTAAGTTCACTATCTTTTGCAGGAGTTACTTTTTCAGATGTTTGAACATCTCCACTTGCTGGAGTCTCTTGCGTGCTGCTTCCTTCGATAGGTTCGGCTTTGACAGGTTCTTGCCCGATTCCGACTTCACTTGATACCCCGATTCCGTTTTTGTTATCATATATTTTTTGTGCTTGTGCTTGAACTGCTGGAGGCGCTACTTTTGTTGTGTTACCTGTTTTTTGTTTCCACTCCCCGTTGTCATATATCATTTCAACAGGAACACCTTTTTTGGTCTTGAGCTCTGGTATTTGTACCGTGTCTCCTTGCGTTACAGCTCTGGGAGCTGGGGTTGTATCTTCGCTTTTAAATGAGTCTGGTGAACCTAATGCATTATCAACTGAATTTATAAGTTGTTTTTGTTGCTCAGTTCTTTGTTCTGCTGGAGTTTTTAGTGCGTTTTGATAATTATCTGATACAGCTTTTTCAATTGCCATAGGCTTATTGCCGTCAGCCAATGAAACCCAAACTTTTACTGTTTTTTCTCCTGCTAATTTAGCTGCCCTTATTCTATGATGGCCATCATTTACTATTAGAGATCCATCCGCTTTTTGTATAGCAGATGCAGGCGGAAATTCACTCCCTTCTTTATACCAATTCAAATACTTTTCTACAGTATTTAGATCTTGTGATTTTTCGTTTAAAGTTAAGTCGGTAATTGGAACTTCTTGTAATTGGTACGCATCGCCCATATTGTTTGATGCTAACGAGCCAACTGGAGGTTGTTCTCTTTTAATAGGTTTATCTTCTTTACCCCTTTCTTCTAAGGACATCCTTTGTGGCTCATAGTCTATTACGCCAGCTTTTTTAACTATGTCAGGATTGTTACTTATTGCATCGTCTAGAGTTCTGGTAGCATCCTTTATCTCTACATCATTCATAACACGCGCAACAGGCTCTTCTGCTTGCTTCTGAACCTCTTGTGCAGCTGCTGTATCCTCTTCAACTTTTATCTGCTTAAGTAGCTCTAAATCGCCTTCTGCGCGCTTCCTTTCGTCTGGCAGTAATACAGCTTGTCCTGTAGATGCTAAAGACTCGTTGTCTTGTTGCAAAGATGCTTGGACAGCTTCTATTTTATCTGCTGTGGTTGCGCCTGGAATTGTATCTTCTGGTTTTGTTTGTGGCTCTTTTTGAATAGGGCCTGATTTTTCGCCTTTCTTTTTATTGCCAGCTTGAACATCGGCGTCTACTATCGCCTCATCCATTGCTTTTTTAACCTTATCAAAGGTAGCTTTTTCTTTACCTGTTAGCTTATTGTATCTTTCTCTTGCTAGTTTAAACGCACTGGCCCCAAGCTGCGACCCACTTCCCATACCAATACCCATTGAATAGGCTCCTATGATAAACTGTAAGTTTTTATCAAATGTTCCAAAGTTTTGCTCTAGTTCAGCCATAAACTTTTTCTTGTCGCCTGTTTGTAGCCATGTTGTTATTAAGCCACCAAAGGTGTTACCATATTCTTCAACAGATTCACCTATAGCGCTAGCTTGCAATTTGACTAGCTTTTCTATTATAACTTTAGCTTTTCCAGCGTTTTCATTGAACATTTTTCCAATGAGTTTTTCTATTCCTTTTTCGCTAGCAAACTTTCCAAACAACTTACTAAACGATCCTCCTAAATATCCAGATAAGAAAGTTGCTTCACCTTTGCTTTTTTCAGATAAAAATGGCTTTGATGCTACATACGCAAGACCTTCTTCCATAGGAACCAATAACCCAGACATTAGTTTTTGCATTTTTGTACCTCGTCTTAGAGCTCTGGTAAATCTTTCAAATTTAACCATAGTTGAGATTCCACTAGCAATACCTCCGCCTATCATCATAGAAGGTATCATAGCAAGACTACTTCCTGCTATATCACCAAACCAAGCTCCGCTATAAGCTTCAGGCCCTTGTTGACCTGCTTTGATGCTGTCTTTAGCACTTTGAGTTAAGTCATCATCACTTAACAACAATAATTCATTCTGCTTTGATACATGATCCGCGACTTGCTGTTGGCTGTTTAAAGATGTACCTAAGTTGTCATTAAACCCAAACATACTAAATTCATCAGCTATACTTCGTTTCATGGCTGAGAAAAACCCGTCCTCAATTTCTGGGTATCTATTTATTAAAGCTACAGGAGCTATCGATTGAATCTTGTTCTCCAAATCACTAATAGCCTTTGTAGCCCTTTCTATTTCTTTAGCTTTTTTTGAGTCTGGAAATATTCTGTCTTCTTTTACAATTTCTGCGGTTATATCCTCTACCTTTTTTTCAAGCTTTGTTTTTTCATAGTTTAACGCAACAAAATAATTCCTTACTTTTTGCATTGCTGTACTACCTGGAATGCCAGCTTGCTTTATCTCTTCCTCGTTTTCACTATACACAACCAAAGCTTTACCTTCTGGATCTAATAGGTAGTTTTGGAATATTCCACTTAACTTATTCTCGGCAACCTTAATGTTTTTGTCAAAATCAGATTTTTTAGCTTGCTCTTCCCCGAACATCTTTACATACTCAGCCCTTCCTGACTTAAGAGTTTCTAGCTCTTTTTTTATTGCGTCTATAGGCTCTGCATACATTTTTTTAAGCTCACCTTCATTTGCTCTCACAAACATTTTCTGCATATCTATTTGAGACAACAGAGCAGGATCTTTACTGGCTTCATATTGAGCAGTTAAATCTTTTATTGATTCTCTGCCTTTTTGTATTGCTCCTAGGTATTTGTATTCTGATTTTTGAAAGTCACTCAAGTAAGCTTCAGAGGCGGCGTCGGCTGATGAGAAATAGAATTGGTATGGATCTACTTTTTTAGCAGTTACGTCTGTAGAAAACTTATTCCACAAAACATTTGCTGAAGCTTTTTCGTTTTCGGCAACTTGTTTATATATTTCGGCTTGCTTTGCCTTCAACGCCTCTCTGCTTATTGGTATGTCTCCTTGAGTTGTACTCTCGGAAACTGCAACATTCTTCTTAGGAGCACCTATCTTTTCAAGGTACTGTTCTGTTGCAGACGGGGCTTTAAATTTATCTAAAAAGCTTGGGGCCGCAGGAGGTATTTGTTGTACCGCAGGAGCCGAGCCATTGCTTGCAAACTCTTCCGCAGATATAGCTTGAGATGTTTTAGTTTTATCAACAGGCGCGAACCACTCATCGCTGAATAGTGGCTGTGATTGTAATTGTGTATCCAAACGCTCGGAAAGAGACGGTTCTTTTTTTTTTAAAGATTGGTTTATGTAGGTACTAATTTCCTCTACGTTCCCAAAAGCCCCAGATGATGATGTGACATCATATATGTCCTTGTGGTTTTTAACGTCCGATGCAAACTGTCTAAATTCTGCTTCGTCTTGAAAACTGCCTTGCGGCATTAATTTGTATAGTTCTGATATTGAGTCTGTCATTATTGTCCTGCTTGTGCTTTTGCTGCGGTCCACTCTGATAAAGTTTTAGTATCGTTGCCAGGTATTTTCTTCCATTCAGCAAACGTAGGGAATGCTTGCCTATTACCTCCCCCTTGTTGACCTCCTTGCTGTCCGCCTTGTTGTCTTTGTTGTTGTTGACCTCCGCCCTGTTGACCACCTTGTTGATTTTGCTGTTGTTGCTGTTGTTGACCTTGTTGGCCCATTTGCTTGTATTTCTTATTCAGCTCTTTAGAATTAATTACCTGTTGATTGTAATATCTCTTTACTGTCGCCAACTCAGTTCCTGTTCCCTCTACAACGGGCTTAGCAGGAACCCATAAAAACGAATCCAATCCTGCTATATCTTTGTATTGTCCATACAACATTGGCTTAAATTCACCTTTGCCTTTTGCGGCTAAATCAGATGTTATTTCGTCATAAGTTTTATTTGTGTACACTTTTCCACCTACCTCAACTGTGTACTTTTTAGTAGGATCGTTTTGATCAAAAGGTATTGGAGCTACTTGGCCATCTTTCAACACAAATGGGGTAGACATCACACCGCTAGTTACGTTTGCTGAATCGTCAATCTTCTTTCCGCTCTTTGCATCTATTCCATTTGCGCTAGTTACAACTACGTTAATATTGCCAACCTGAATGCCATTTGGAGCATATGAGCTAACATCGGCATCTAAATGTGTATCATGTACAGTTATAAATTGATCTGAAAATTCTATAGGAGGCAATTGGTTCTGATTACCACCGCCGCCGCCGCCGCCAGAAACCTGTCTAGGCTCCCACTGTGGCTTAAGGTAGTTATACAATGCATCAGCGTATTCCTTTTTATTTGTCCAAACCCTTTGGTCTACACCTTTTTTGAAATGATTCTCATTCATGGCATTTGCTGCCACTAGATCTACTTGTTCTCTTAGTTTTGCTAAAGATGAGTAGTTGTTTGGAACAATGTCTTTTATTGGTACATATGGATTGAAAGGTTCATCCAACTCAACTTTTAATGTATTTGGGTCTATACCAACACGATTAATTGGCTCTTGAGCTAAATATGCATTGATGTTAGCTTCTGTTTTTTTAACATCAAACTTATCTACATTGCCATAAACCTCGTTTGTTATCCTTTGTAATAATGCACCTTGTTCTTTAGACGCATTGGCCGCATCTAATGTTTTTTGACCTCTGGTGTTCCATTCGGCTACTTCAGGAACAGACCAGTCAGACAAATCATAACCTGCATTTTTAAGTTTAGCTCCTTCCGTCTTGTGATCTATGGTTGCTTGCGTAAAATACTTTTTATTGTCAGCAGCCATCCCTTCAAAGCTTACCTTTGCAAGAACGCCCTTATTTAGTCTTTCTCTATCAGCTTCTTTCTTAAGCGCTGCCTTTTGCTCTGTTTGCTGAAGCTTAGTATTAGCTAAATCTATTTTTTGTAAATAGCTTCTTTCGGCTCCAATTTGTCTTGCAACTTGATCTAACGGATTGTTTCCAATTGTAAATGCAGGGTTGGTATATGCCGCTCCACCTGAATTACCTCTCTTTTCGTATACTACGCTTAATGGATCCATATATTATTCTAGTTAAAAAGTCCCCCAAGAAACGATCCTCTGCTCTTTTTAGGCATTGGCGTGTAAACTGGTTTTATAGGCTGCAACTCATTTATACGATAGTTAACAGGCATCTTAGGGATATTTAATCTACTTGGGTGCCCAAGATTGTTTGTTGTTTGAGTTGGCACTTGCTGCACGCCTGGGATATTGTTAATATTAATAGGGGTGTAGCCAGACATCTTTAGATTTGACTCTGTACCAACGTCTACGGTAGAGTTATCAAACTCAGGAGCATCAACAACACTAGGTGTTACCTTATCGTCTTTTTGCGCAAACTTATTCATGTATGCGTTCATCATGTTTTGTTGATTTTGCATATTTAGCGCACCTGATATTCCACTAGCTATATTTGTCCCTCCTGCCATAGCGTTTCTAAATGCGCCTTCTCTTAGAGCAGATGCAGCAGCCATCGCGTTTTGGTATGGTTGGTTTTGGTTGTAGTCCCATTGTTGTTGTTGATATTGACCAAGCCTATTTAAAGCTTGATTTAATTGACCTTGTTGACCCAACCAGTTTTGACCAGCCTGTATGCCAATGTTATTCATGGCATCATTTTGAGCACCATACATCCTTGCCACGTTTGATGCTAGGTCAGCTGGGTTAGCTGCTACATTCTTCATTTCCGCGATACCCTTTGCTGTGTTTTGACCAAGTCTGCCTTCCATAAGGTTTTGACCTGGCAATTCTCTCATGCTTGCTAGATATTTAGACTGATTAACAGCATCTAGTACACCTTGAGGTATTTCATATTGCGGACGTTGAGTTTTTGCAAATTCGTTTGCTTTTTTCTTTTGAGATATTGCTTGAGCTAAGTTGATTGCAGTTGGAATTGCCTGTGCGGCTAACATTCCCCAGCCTAGAGGCCCCATAGCTGCTTTGCTAGCTACGCCTGCTGCGGTTCCTAATCCTGAAGCTGCGGTTCCAGTTGAGCCGCCTCCTCCTCCAAGCCCTAACATTTGGGCGTACATTAACATTTGCTGTGGATCCATCGTAATAATGTTTATTTCTACAAAACTAATGAAAATCTCATAGTCTTGTTAATTTTATTTACTCAATGGACTTGCAACAGAGTTGATCAACACAGAGTACAGTACGGTTTCATCAGTGTCGCTGTTTTCTATCTCTTGAATCAATACTTGTCCCCTCAGCTTTCTGCCGCCCATTAAGGCCGCTTCCTGTGTGGGAAAGTTTGGCGTATTAGCATCCCTCAAATAGTCGGCATATGCTACACTTTCTTTCCATCTAAACTTAGCAGGTAGCAATCTTGACTCCATTCCTATAGGGTAGCCTGTGCTTGCAGGTACGGATATGTCACCTATATTCGGAGATGACCACAACTTGTTGCTATAAATTGCTACAGCTGCATAATTTTTGATTGTCAAATAGTCCTGGTTTGCTACAAACTTAACCTTTGTTGAGTACTGAACCCCGTAGAAGTTATTCCTAGGGACTGTTTGATCGTTGTGCTCCCACAGTGCACCATCTTTAAAGCTGATAAATGTTAGCGCATTGCTTCCATAATACTCAGGTGCGTAGCTTAGTTTTGTCTTCCATTTGTTGTCTGGGGTGTGATACGCAATTGTTTGATTAGGAATAATGCTTCCAGTTGTGTCTATGAAGGTTACGTTTAAATACGCGTTAAACACATCCATAGATGCATACACATAAACATTACTAGAATCCTTTATTTTCTGCGCAATATCTCTGAAGTAAGTCTTTGCCTTGTAGTCGCTGATTGGCATCATGCCGTTAGCCGAGTCTTGAATAAATGTGCCTGTGTTTACATCAAAGAAGTACATCTGGCGATCATCTACACACACGCTTTCTGGGTGATCGCACCCGTAGTCTAGTTCACTTGGGTTCTTGTTGCCTAATACCTTGTCCGTTAAAGTTAATTGAGACTCTCCGTTTGCGTTAAAGATCATATTCCTATCAATGTAGATAGACGTATTCTTCTTGGTCTGCAAAACCTTTAGAGTGTATCCCACGCTGGCGATCTTGTTGATTGGCCCGTATCTGGTATTCACGGTGTCATAGTCTGATCCATTGAACTGGCAAAGATCATTTGTGTTGGTGTTTGGGAAGTATCTTCCACCGTACCTTAATCCTTGTTCGTATCTTTTAGTTTTGCCTTCAGGTATTACTGCGTATATCGCTGATATGTCTATGTTTTTAGAATCATAAAAATCTGAAAAATTTTCTGACTCAACAATGGCTTTAAATATACTTGGGTAAAATGCATTAAAATACCTTGGATATATATAGCAATCACCCCGGGCCAATGATACCAATGCAGGAAGAGAAGATGTTTGGTTTTGCGCATTTCCTTCATGTGCCCTTTGTGGTGTCCCTGGGTTTAATATTTTATAAGTTTCTCCTATTGCAAAGTAAGGCCTGTCTACAGCTGCTGTTTTTTTCTTGAACGAATACAACTCACATAGCATATTGTTTTGTGTTGGAATCGCCATTCCTGCCGTTACTTGAGAAGGTGCATAATTAGTTACTGTTAACACATTTGTAGTTGTATCAAATGCCAAAACCTTTACCTCTATGTATTGTTGAGTATATTTATCGGCGTTTGATATAAACCTAACATAGTCACCCTCTTCAAACTGAAAGTCTACAGATGTTACAATTCTCTCTTTGGTTATGTAGTCAATAATATAAGAACAATCTATGTTATAGTTTCCGCGTGCATCAACTTTTGTTAAGTTTTTTGCAGAATCTGGATTTTGTTTTATTACAAATTGTGTGTATTTCTGAAGATTATTCAACCCGTATACAATTTCATATTCATTAGCCCATATAGGCGGCTTATGGTTTATAGATAAGTCAATTGATGTGACATATGCTTTATTGGGATCAACACTTTGTAATGCGTTTGTCTCTGGCAAGAAAGGAACATAAACACTGCAACTTTCATTTGTTGCCACCCCACCGTCTCTGCCTTCTATATCTTTGTAAACTATTCCAAATGGATGCCAAGCTCCTTTTTTATATGATATTTTTTTAGAAGAAACAGGAATAACCTTAACGCCAAGAAGTTGAATGTATTCTCCAGTTGGCAAAGGACCTCCTATTTCTAAATACCATCCGTCAATAGGAATCGGACTTGAAGGGTATGTAGCAACTGCAATTCCGCCAACAGGTTGGGCTGTGGATATAATTGCACTTTTTAAATTCTGAATCGTGAGCGTAGGCCACGCTGATATGTCAGCTTCTGTTATAGTATAGTTTATCTGATATTTGTTGCTATACTGTGCAGGGGCGGTTACAATAAAAGTAGGGTTATCACTTCTGTTAACTATAAAAGATATTACAACCCCAACTGTAATGTAAGATGGTTTATTTACAGGCAAGAAGTATTGACTCCTAGGTCCTATTGAGCCACCTGCATTATAATTGTCGTATGCTATTTGATAGTTTGTCCAACCACCAAGAGGAGTTTCAGTTGTGACAATATCTGCTGGAGATATATCTGTCAATGTATTTGTATAAGATAAATCTACATTTAAGTCTGGGTTTTGATAGCCTTCTACATTGTTTGCAAAAACTTGTCTATTGCCATCTATAATTTCTTGAGTTTTAGATATCTGCGGAACAGAATCATAATTGTTAAAATCTTCTGCTATTTCAATAAGCAAACCTTCATTATAAAAATCATACACATAGTCAGTGTAATCATTTATTAATCTAGTGTTATCTTGGTCATACTTTAATATAGGAGTATCTGTTTTTGCCCACACTCCTGTATTGCCAAATCTAAACGCTACATCAATTGCTTTTACCGTCGGGTGCCCTGTGTTTAATGTCACGGCGATATAGTTAAAGCTTGATGAATCAGAAAACAAACCTACTACATTTTCATTTGGGCTGGGAGTTGCAACATAAGAACCGTCACTCCACCTAGAGTATTCATTATCATCATAGATATAACGATACTTTACCTGAATCATTTTCTCTCTAATATAGTTTGTCTTTTTGCTTGGATTATATTTTGGTTCAACACTAGGTTCTTCAAATGGTTTGTACTTGATAAACTCTATAAACTGAAGCTTTTGGGCATCGGTTCCTGTAGCAATTAAGTTATTGTAAGGAATGTTTGTTGCACTAGGGGGCAACTGTCTCATGAAATCATACGCCCTTTTCTTGTTAATCTTTCTTGGGCTAACATTGTTGTCTGTCCAAGTTAAGATGTCGTCAATAATATTTGCTGAGTGAATTTTGTTTTCTTTAGTAAACCCCAAAAAGTTTGTAGTAAAGTTAACCCCAAACAAATTAAATGGAACAAGGATGGGTTCTATAACTTTAAACGCGCAAGAATACTCAAGAATACTATGGTTGCCCAAGCTGTTGTAAACAAAATATATAATAGTATTCTGTTTAATGTTTCTTAATGTGCCTATGCAAGTATTCTCACCCGTAGGCAATGTGTAATCCTGTAATTTATTGCCATACATATTGTGGATGCTACCCCTTTGAGAAGTACCACTTGATATGTTTAGTGCATCTATATAGTCTACCTCTCCGACGTTTCTGATGTCTGAATCGAAGTCTAGCCCACCTGTGAATGTTATTAGATCCTTCATTATCTTTTTGGAGCTTGAGACATTGTTGAGTAAAGGTTGTCAAGGTATTCGCTCACGTTGAATGAACACTCGATAGTCTTTAATTTATATAATTCTTTGTCGTACAAGTTTTCTTTTCTTTGTTTTTCGTTCATTGGAACACGGAAGTCATACTCAGCAGTCTTCCAATGTAAGTAAGCTTTTAGAGCAGGCACTGCCTGGCGAGGTACGATGGCTCCTCCTGCCTTAACTCCACTTGACTTGTACTCTAATATTACCTCGTCGTTAGGGACGTTACCGTGGAAGTATATAACCCTCCTGTTCATGTCTATCCTGTAGTATGCAATATTGAAGCCGCCACCCACGCCGTATAGAGTGTTGGTGTATCTACCGTATCTATAGTGAGGTGCGAAGAAGTAACCGCCATCAACAACGACTGATTCGGTGACGGCTTCAATAGCTACAGGACATATCGTTTCTGGTCTTGGTAAAATAAGGTCATTGTTTACTGTTAGTGTCCACATTCTTCCTGCGATTTCCACACCAATCTTTGTCATTGTAACAAAGTCTACAGGAAGCTCAGCTGTGTTTGTGTCTGGGTTAACGGCAAGATAAGCTACATCAATTGTGTTTACTTCAAACAATTGCATATCGCTATAGCCTTCGATGGCCATTTGAACGTACTTCTCTATGTTGGTTAGCGACTTCTCGCCACGCTCAGACATAAATGATTTTACTACTTGGAGTAAACTTAGGTATGATGTTATTCTTTCTGCCATTTATTATTTTGTTGTTTGCATAGCTGTGGCATCGTCTGTGATATCCATAGCTTGTTTTCCTTGCATTAAACCTAAAGTTATCTGCATAATCTCAGCCTCTTTGCCTTCTGGTACTCCTATCTCGTCATCGCTCTCAAATTCATTAAACCTAAGAACTAATTTAGCCAATACTTGTTTCCAATGGCAGTCTATGTCACCAGAGTAGTAAATGTTTTGACCTTCTACTGTGTAGTAAATAAATCCGACCATTTGCCCTACGTCCAATCCGTCCATCAAGAACGTGTCTGTCTGCCACCTTGGGAAGAATGCTGATGACTCCTCCTTTGCAGGGGACACCATTCTTATTCCGTTGTTGTTGGTTATAGACAATATTGATACAGGTAGCACAGAATAAAATCTATCTCTATTTGTGTCCTTTAAAATATCTAGGAAGTATGGCTTTGTTAGGGCATCGTACCTCCAAGAGTCTTTCCCCATCTCAGCTAGCATCTCCTGTGTTTGGGTTTGCTTTCTGTTTAATACAGTATCAAACGCTATAGACAGATACAACTCTATTTCTCTCTCGTGGTTTCTGCCACGGAGTTCTGCTGGAGCATCTCCGCCATCTACGTTTCTTTTTATTAGTTCAATCCACTGTGCTTTGGTCATAATTATTGTCCTTTATCTTGTCTACTTGTAGCCAATTGTGTTATAGGAAAGTCTCTTAGGTTTTCACTAGCGTACTTGATTATTAAATTTGCAATATCAACGTGTGTGTCTTCCGGCCACTCTAACTGAATAGATCTGGCAGGATCGTACACATACTCGTCGTCTATTATAGTAGCTGCCCAGAATGGGGTTATTGGCAGGCGTAGGTATGTGAAGTCAACAGCTCCTAAGTCTATTGGGTAGAACTGTATGTAGTTGTTGTAAAACACTGCGACAGGATACTTCTTGTCTGGGAACACTATTGAGCTTTGCAATCTGTCCCCAATTACATCGTCGCTTAAAAACTCAACAGCTCTGCCCTGATATCGGATAGAGCTAACGTGAATGTAATCCGATGGAATATCAGCATACCCGTTTACATCTATGGTCATCAATGGAGCATTCTTACCCCCCATAACAACCAAGAACTTTCTTAGATCGTCGATTATCTTTTGGGACACAGGGTAAGCCTGCCTTGGCAATGGCATCCCTGGGCGATACTCTTCTGGTAGGCCGTACTTTGTTTTGAAGTACTCTCTGTTAGCCCACGCCAAACACAGGTTGTACTCCTCTTGATTTAGAGTATTACCTGTCTGGTGTTTATTGAGCTCAAAGTTGGCCCACTGTCTTATTTCTTCTACGTTCATTATACTAATACTACAGATATTGAATCAAATAAATATGTTCCAATTGGGGCACCAAGCGCAGTTGCTCCTGTGGCGTCAATATGAGACCGAATGTTTATTGTTTGTCCTATAGACTCAATAGAAGCTATTCCATGCAAATAAACTCCCCCTGGGGTTAGTATAGCTATTGGGAATAGCTTTCTGGTTGATACTACAACTCCAGTCAACACCGCAATAGGAGTCCCTGCAAGCACAGGCGCAGCAGAAGATATTGCACCACCAAGCTCTAATTTAGATGTAATAGGGTCGAATGACGAGAAAAAACTACTAAAGGTTGGTACGGAGTAAGTGAAACCTCCAAGAGCCGTGTAGCCTCCTGTGAAAGTTGGCATTGCCTGATTTACCCATTCAGATCCGTTATATCTAAATCTATCTCCGATTGCAACACTTGTGATTGAGACATTTGTCAAACCATCTAAAGTTTCAATGGGGGCGTAATCAATCCAGTTTGTTCCGTCCCACTTAATTGAATTTCCAACAGCTTTGCCCGTAGTGTCTACGTTAAATAAATTATCTAGCGTATTTGCTACGTTAATCCACTTGCTTGTGCCGCTGTTCCATCTCAATATATCTTCGTTAGCAAGGCCTGTAAGAACAACATCGGTGCAGTTTGCTATAGATACAGTAGTGACTAGGTTTGCCTTAAACTTAAAACTTGTGGTAGCTAAATCATAATACAGAATAAACCCATCTGCAAGACTTGTGGTATTTACATCTCCTAATTGAGATAAATTTAATTTGCTCCTAGTCCATTGTTGTGTAGTATTGTTCCAGTATAAAACTTGGTTAGCAGCTGGCGCGCCTGTCGTGTCTACATCGCTTAGTGCATTTATGCTTTTGGTTGCAAACAGTGTATTAAACTGAGAACTAAACCAAACTGTGCTAACGCCTATAGTAAAGGTTGTTTCGGTTGCGCCTGTTGGAGATGAGCTTATGGTCATTGACCCAGATCCATCTGACAGTAACACAATTGTGTTATAAGATGTCCCAGCAGTTCCGCAGCAACCAACAACTTGTTGAGGTGTATCGTTTGTACAATCAGTGCAATCGCATCCGCACCCACAAGAGTTTGCTATGTCTGTAATTATTGTTAAGTTTTGTTCGTAGTCTGCCTCTCCGCACTGCTTCCCAATCATGTAGGCCATGTAAGCTGCTGATGCTTGAGATATATACTTTTGCATTTCTAAAGCCCTTTGAGGAGCACTAGTTAAATAAGCTGCATATCTATTGGCCATGTTTGTGATACATGAATATATTTGACATAATCCTTCATCGGAAGACACTAAGTGCTCTTTTACGCCTCTAATTGCGTCAGACACTGTCGACATTCCAAATGTAGTTATAAAGCTAGAGGTAAATACATCTGTCCATGTTCCTGTCCATATTGATGATATAACAAACGGATTAGCTGAACTTGTTAAATCCGCTTTAGCTGGAACTATGCCTTTAGGATAGCTTAATACATGAGACCGTGTTGGGATGGTTGAGTTTTCTGGGTATACAGTAACGTCTTTTATGGTCATACTAGAGCAACACAAGTCTGTTATCCAGTTAAGACAAACGCTTGGCTGAACGTATGATATGTCTTGGGTGATAGTTCTTGTGAATGACTGGTCAACCGTAAAATTAAATAACTGATTTACAATTGAAGGCAATACCGTTGTAACGGCAACTACTGTTAATCCAGTGGTAGGGTTATAAGTAGCAGGGGACGTCGGCAGTGTTATTGATGTTGAACCATATTTAAAGGCTGTTGCAGTAATATTGTTTATTTGAGCTGCGTAGTCACCTTGGATTGATAGTGAGCTAGCTGTGTTGCTTACAATTGTGTAAGACTGTAACATTGCCACAAGTTTGGCCGTGTAGGTAAATGAGTATGTGCCAGTTAAAAATATTTTAGACGCAGTCCATGGGGCGCTAGCTTGTGCAGCAGACGTCCCGTTTGTTGTAGATATTATTTGTGTGCTAGGGAAAAAGTTTACCCCAGTGTTAATGGTGACGCCAACTGTCCCTTCGATACTACCAAAAGTTACACCACTATAACTGGTGGTGTCTGTTATTGTAAATGTTTTTGCTGCATTATTAAATGCCGCTGTTATGTTTAGTTGTGAAGCTGAAAATGCCATGTCGTTTGTTACTTGGGAACAAAGTTAGCATTTTTAGGAATACGTTGTTATTTGTTTATCGCCGTTTGGTTAAGGACATAAGTAAATATCCTACTGACAGAGTGAATATTATCCCCACCCAAAATCCGTACTTGCTAGTATCCCACCATTTCCTATTGTCACTAGGAGGCATTACCTTTACCTGTGGAACATCGTGGACAACTATTGTGTCGGACTTTTTAATAGTTTGTCTGATTGTTTTTTCTTTCCACTTTACAATTGTTCTAACCGTATCCTTGCCGGTCACAACATTAAACGTGTCGATCAAGGTTATGCTGTCAGACTTAAACACAGTGTCGATCTCGTAACCCTTGATAGTGTCTCTGATTACTAATGTGTCATTCTTTAGAAACCCGTGCTCGTAGCACCACTTTAACTTTCTGTTACCCTGTCTTTGAATTGAGCAGCTGGCCAATAAAATTAAACACAGCGCTATGTATATTGTTTTTTTCATGTTATTTTTCTCTTTCTTTAATTATTCTTTCCATCATTGCCTTGAACTCAGTGTATGGCATCATTGATATGTGCTCAATGCCTCCTGAATAAAAAGACGTGTACTCCAAGCCATCGTAATCCGTGTATATGCCAAAGTTGTCAATAGTCAGGAATGTCCTTGTGGACACATCGCATCCAGACATAAGGTACATATCCTCGCTATCTAGTTGAGCATCGGTCAATATTAATACATCTAATTCTAGCATCAGTAAACCTCCTTTGTAATGTAATCAATTCTTTTATTGTGAACTTTGTAGTTTTTGTTTTCCTTTATCTCAACGTGGGCAAACCCTAGATTATGCTTACAATTAAATGGATCATATCCAGGCGCTAACGTACACAGGCATCCTGTTGAGTAGCAAGTTACCAGTTGGTGGTCTAACGTGCTCTCAGAGTGCTCGCTGGTTGTGTGACAGTGTCCTATCATCATGGACGACTTTAGCTTATTGTAAACTCCCTTAGCAGGGTTGACTGGGGAGAAGAATCCCTTAACAATCATATGTCCGTGAGAGATTGGTAGCTTGCCTGCCACTAGTATCTCGTCCTCGTTCATCCAGGTAATGTGCTTCTCTCTAAGTTTTAATCTTGATGACATTGTGTAGTATGCATCGTGGTACAACAATGGGGCAGCCTTCATTAGATACCTTTTGTACCAAGCGTCGTGGTTACCCTCTAGCCAGTACACAGGAACTTTAAATACCCTCATGAGCATATCTAGAAACTCTTCAACCATCTCAAACCACTCCCTCACTTCTGACAATATTGGCGGTGGCGCAAGGTGTGACGTGAACGGCTCGTTGTCCAAGATATCCCCATTCAGTACAATACAGTCTACTTTACTGTCCAGTCCGTACTGGAGGGCTGCCTCTAGAGCCTCTGGGTCGTGGTTAGGGAAGTGGATATCGCTTAGCACAAGAACACTTCTTATACCGTCTGGCAGGTGCACAAACTTTCTAATAGAGCCCCTTGTTCTAGGTATGCCAAACGGGTTCTCCCTGGTGGCATCACTCTCGTGTTCTATCTTTCCCTTAATATTCACAGAATCTGTTGTGTAGTGCACGATGAGTTTTCTTGCGTTCTCTACAGATGTAAATAGAGCAGGATAGTTCTCGTGCAGGTACGCGCCTATAGATCTTTTGCTTGCTGTTGGAAACTTTTCTAAAGCTTCAATTACAAGTAATCCTTTTTTTGATGTTTTTGCACTCATATTGCTAAATTTGTTTTTTTAATGCCGAAGTTTTTGTAGTTGTTTGCCCTTCTGCTTTCCCTAAATTTGAAAACCTTTTCGTCATTAATTACATATCCCTTACAATATCTTTGCGTTCCTGCTATTGTTCTCTTTATATCACACGGCGATACGCTTAAAAACTTTGCGCACTCACTAATGCTGTTAAAGCTTCTAAAATAAGAACTATCTAAATTAAATAGATAAACCTTTTTGCCTTTTCTTAGTGTTTTCATTTTTTCAATAGTTTGATCAGAATGTTCATACATTGAGTTACCTCCTGTGGTTTTGTTGTATCCAAAAGAAGAGTTATTAGACGAGTATTCGCAAATGTAATGTCGCTCCATTTCGTTTAATTGCTCAATAGGGTATTTCCCTAAATCATAAAACAAGAAATTGTCAATGCCATATTCTATATAATCGGTCAGCAATGATTTATTTATGTGACGGCCTTTTTTAAGCTCTGTCTTGTGCTTACTTAATCTTTCTGAAGTATTTTTTGATTGTCCTATGTATTTCTTCCCATTGACAATAGACTCAATGCAATATATTCCTGATTTAATTTTCATATAGCAACATATCCATTAGGTTTAGGTTTGGATTGCAACTGTTTTACAGAGTACCCAAAAGTCTTTTGAAAATGTGGCATATCAACAAATTTCCAATCACCAGCCCATTCCCATCCGTGAAGTTTAAATATCTTAACGACCTCCATCCAGTCAGACTGACCGTCACCATCAAAGTCTACATTAGTCTGCCAAGACGCAGTCTCAAATGTTCCGTCTCCGTTCTTGTCTACCAATAGCACAATATCTATTGCTAATCCGAAATTGTGCAGGCTTTCGCCTCCGCGAGCGTTTGTAACTATCTTGCCTGGCTTTGATCTACCTATGGCGTATAGTGCATTTTGTTCTGCATCAGTTCTTAGGGTATACGCAAATCGACAAATAGCTCTACCTTTTAGGTTGTTATTTATCTCGAAGTATATCGCCTTAGCCTCGTCTCTTAGCTTTGGATGCAATTTGGCGATTCTGTCTAGGGTTACTTGATCTATCATAGTTTAATTTTGTCTGTTATTTCTGGCTTTATTGGTTCTGGCTCAGACTTTCTGCCTGTTGCCAACTGTTTCATTAAGTATGCAGCTGTTGCAATTCCTGCAACCTTTAACATTTGAACGTAGTCAATTTCATAGTGTAAGTTTGACATCCAGTAGTTGTACACCTGCATAGCAACGTCACTGGCGGCAGATAAGAAAAACATTACAGCTCCCTTAAAAATGTCGTACCAGTTTAAGGTTAAGAATTTTGAGATTTCCTTTTTCATTAGGCAAAGATAATTATTAACATCTTTGGTTGTTAGAAATGAAGAAGCCCCTGCTTTCACAGAGGCCTCCACCCAATTATGAACCAACTCTTAAAATATTACGCAATTTCTAGTCTAGTCTTGAGGTCTTCTAAGAACTCAGGATTCGATCCTTCTAGGTATACATATAGTGCACCCTTTGGATCCTTTTCGCCTTGCTTGTAGGTAAAGATTGGCTTGTCTTCTGGATTGCCGTCTGGGCCTATCATGAAGAAACCTTTCTTCATTGAGTCTTGGCATATAATGTTGCTTTCGATTGCATCTGCAATGACACCTCTTCTTTCGGAGATAACTTCTTTGGGAGCACTGTTCTTGTCAGTAAGCCTTAAGAAGATGTCCATGTTAGCAGGATTCATTTGAATCATCTTATCAATAATTAATTTGATTTCATCAATGTCCATTGAGTCAACATTAGGAACCATAAAGTTTTTAGCAACTAATCTAATGGTAGCTTCAGCAACTCCACCGTCGGCTAAGCTATTCCAAAGTCTAGCATTTGCTGTAGATGCAATAGCTTTTCTAATAACCGCCTCTCTTCTTTCGCCTTCTAAGTTTTCTATTTCAAAGAACGCCGATGCGCTATCTTTGTATTCTGGCTTTGTGTGAATTTGATCCGAAAATCTCCACAAGTAATAGGCAAGATCAACATCATTGACAGCTAAACTTCCGCCAACAACTTGAGTCCCATTATCTAAAAACTTCATGCCTCCACCGTTTTGTTGTGGTATCCCAGCAGACTTAGAGTATCTTACTTCTGCCATCTGGCCATCGTAGTAAGTGTTAGTGATAAAACTAAGCTTCAAACTTCTAGGCATCATTAATTTTCCTGGATTGTCTGTGTCTTTTTGAATGTAGCGAGGAGCGTATTTAAGAATTATTGGCTTAATAATCCTACCCGTCTCATCTAAATGTTTTGCAAATAAGCTTTGAAATTTCTTTAAGCTTTCTTTGTCTTCTGTTTTTGTTCTTTTGAATAACTCGTTGTTTATATATATCATAACTATTTTGTTTGAAAAATAAAATGATGCGAGACCTTTTAATAATCTCGCATCACTTAATATGTTAATTATACAGTTTTAACCAAGATCATTTGGTTAGCACCCATAATGTGAGCACCCATGTCAGTTCTGATGAACGATTTGTTTACGTCTACAGAACTTACCTTCATACCAGGACCAGCACCATTAACTGACCATACCTCCATTTTACGAGAGTATCCGTTCAAGTTTTTGTAGCGAGCTCCGATGTTGTCAAGCATTTTACCAGATTTAGCATCTTTAACTTTGTTCATTGGTAAGAATACACCATAACCGTCAGTTACAGAGTTAGCGATACCAAATGTTTGTCTGTTAGAGAACTCCATCATACGCTTGAACATGAATGTTCTTTGTGATTTCTTCAAGTAGTTGAAGTCAATAGAGATTGATTTACCGTCTACACCGAATCTGCTACCTAATTGTTGTTCAATTTCGTAGATGATGTTAGTGTTAGCCAAGTAAGCAACCATTGTGTTTTCGATTTCATCGCTGAAAGACTTAGAGGTTAAACCTAATACATAGTCACCAGCATATTCTCTGTCCAAGATACGACCATAAGCATCGAAATCAGTTACTGAGAATGCACCAGGAGTATAAGTTTCAGTGTTACCTAAACTTCTGATAGTAGGGATTAAACCTTGAGTAGTATTGATTGGAAGACTTGTAGCAGTGTCGGTAATGTTATTGCTTGTTTCACCAAACAATAATGCACCAGATACTTGCTTGCCAATTCTCCATTCCATGTCCATCCAGTTCAAGTTGTACCAAGAGTTACCGCTAGCGATTTGCTCAGTACCATTAACACTACCTGGAACCTCTACCCAACCATCAAACCAAGTTTGGTTTGTTAGTTCAGTACCAGTTACAGCTAAAGTTTCTTTCATGATTTGAGTGTAGTTTGTACGCTTAGTAGCACCAGGAACAACACCTTTAGGTTGATCAGAACCTTCAGAGTGAGCGTTAGAGATGATAGAGATTTCTTCACCAGCTGCAACAGCAGGTATTACATCTGTTGTTTTTAATGGTTTAATTGACAATACAGTAGTGTAAGAAGGACCTCCACCTACAGTAACTGACATAATCATACCCAATTGACCGCCTTTAAAATAAACTATTTCAAACTGACGTGGGTAAGATTGACCACTGCCATTTACATCGGCAGCTGACAACGTAATGTTGACAGCTGCACCAGCAGCTCCAGCAGCAGTGCTAGCATCAGCATTGAAGGTCGGGTTTTTCAATTCGTTCTCATAGTGAGAGTACTGAGTAGCAGCCACTGGTTTAACGAATCCTAATTTTTCTAGGGTTAAGAACCATGATGATCCTTGATCGCCGTAGCGATTAAACATTTTTGATAGAACGTCCGGTTTGTGAACGTCATAGGCAGATACAAAGTTACTTTGATATTGTGCCGCGATTTGAGCTAATGCCATTTTGAATTTTTAATTTAAGTTTTTTGAGATCTTAATTCCCGTTCATGTATCTTTCCCACTTCTCGGCAATTAAGTCGGAAGCAGTCTTATCTACTTTAGGGGCCGCAGGTGTCTCTACCCTTAGCTGTGAAGGATTAGTTATTTCCTTCTCCACCTGAAGCCTTACATTGCCTTCGGTTCTTGCAGCAATCTTGCTTAGCACCGTTGATAGGTTTTTCGCTAAGACTAAATTGTACTGTTCTGATACCGCTTCAACTAGGTTCTCCTGTGTCAACTCCAACCCGGAGCTTACAACTTTGTTTACTACTAGCTTGGCTTGTGCTTGTGCCTCTTCTGGTGTCAACTCTATATAGTCCACTGTCTCCATAATAGTTTGGCCATTCTTGTCTTTTCCCTTCGGTACTTGTACAGGTATTTTTCCAAATATTTTATCGACGTTTTGGTCAACGACATTTTCCCATTGCGCTTTGAGTTCTTGTCGTTGCTTAATAGATTCACTTACTGTTAGGACTGGGCCAGCTGTTTTAACTTTGCCCATAATGTCCTCGATTTCTTTTGTTGCTTGGGCAGCCTTACGGTCTAGTCTGAACTGTTCCATCTCTGCCTTCTCTTGAGCCTCTTCCAATTCTTCTCCGTAAAGATCATCGTCAACTTGAGTTTTATACTCACGTTTCATAGACTTTATTAAGATATCTTTTTTGTCAAGTAGTGACGGATCTTTTAAAATCTCTGCCAATACTAATGCCTCGATAGGATCTTTTACTTCAGCTGAGTCAAACTGTTTTACTTGTTTAATAAAGCTGGCGTCCTCAATTCCTGTCTGAGCTGCAAACGTGTTCATCTCCTCTAAAGTCTTAGAGTGGAACTTTGCAATTGATTGTCCCTTTAATTCCTCGAATTGAGTCTTGGCTTCTTGTAAGCTTGGCAACTCACTTAGGACTCCTTTAAAAGACTCTATCTCATCTAGTGAGGTAAAGTTCATCCCAAAGGTTTCGTTGATTGTCTGAAGCCTTGTGTCGTCCCCTGTAGGCGTAACAACTGGTTCTGTTGCAGCAGGTGGATCGTTACTGATTCTACCTGTTGGTTCTACTGGCTCAGTCGGTGTGACTGGCGCAATTGGCTCGCTAGGTGCGTCTGGACTGGCTGGTTCCAACGCGCTTAGGAAGTCTGCTTTTGCTTGATCAAATTCTCCCATACAATTGTAATATTCTGCAAAGTAAGAGAATTTATGTGTTACTTGTTACAATTTTGTGAAATAAGTCGAGTATATGCATAGGTGTCCCATTATCCGTGAAGGAGTAGAACGGGAAACTGTTCAGCTATTTATGCACTTCCGACCGTGTCCAATTCTTATGTATTCTCTAGTTTAACCTAGAATGGATGTTGCGTTTACTGATTTAGAACCTTTCGGCTTCACGGGCCTGTTGTCAGGTAGGACAGAGCAGGACTTGTTAAATCAATATCATAAATAACAGTTTTTTTAAAGGCTACGGTTCACAAGTTTTTGGTAAGGTACTAGATATCAACCCACTTTTGACAATAAAAAAACCCCAAGTAGCGGAATTACTTAGGGCTTTCTAAATGGTTGTAACGGATTACTCCCATCAAAAGAACTTTATATTGTAATTCCGCTACAATAATCTGATACAAAATAACACAATAGTTTTCATATATGCAAGAAAAATATTCCGTATCGCAATATAAAATAAAAAAAACCCAAGCAGTGACATTGCTTGGGAATTTTTAACTAAATACAAATGTTTAATTTTGTAAGACTGCAAATATAAACCTAAAAGTTTATATTAACAAAATAAATATTATTGTATAGGTTGTTGACCTTGCTGTTCTTTCTGCATCATTTGTTGCTCAAGAGCAGCTTGTTGTTGAGCCTGTTCCATTTGTTGTTCCTTTTGCTTCTGCATCATGTCGTGCTCGTGCTGCATATCAATTGCTCTTAATGTAGACTGTGTGTCAACCTGCATTCCTTGAGTTAATCTAATCTCAGCCATCTTGTACTCGTGCTGCTCGCCTAAAGTTATACGCTTCTCCTCATTCTCAAGTTTGATTTTCTCCATCTCCAGTGCAAACAACGCTTGATCCTGCTCGCCTTTTTGTTGTTGTAGCATTTGATTCTGTTGACCCTGTTGCTCTATAGCCATCATTTTCTCCTGGTCTTGTTTAGCCATCATCTGTTGTTCCTTGTTGGCAATGTAAGCCCTGGCCATCTTGGTCATACCTTTAGATATGAAGTCCTGTACCATCAAGTAGTCTGAGTAACCTAACAGTGGAACACCTTGTCTGCCTACGCGCATACTTTCAAGTGCTGCGTTTAAGATAGCCTGTTTTTCTTCTGCATTTGGTCTGGCCTCTATACGAATACCAAACATCGAGTTGTTTATCTCGGATCCAATCTTTAATGTTTGAGTAATAGACGATCCAAGAGCTTTGTAGTAACTCAACTCGTAAAAGTCATTGTATTTAACTAACAATTGTATCCTTAGTGCCACGTTTCTGTACGCTCTCTCCTTAATTGTTACATAGGCAGAGTACATTGGCTTTAGTGTGTTGGAAGTTGCCTGTAAAGACATTTCTGAAACACCTACCAACTGTCCACTTGTAGGAGAACTAGCATCTGCAACACTGTTAATGCCTATTATCTGGCGTATCATGTTAATGTCGCTGTCTATTAACATCAAAAACTCCTGCCCCTGGTTACCAAGTCCGCCTTGCAACTCCTGAATAGGTTTGTAGTTTGTCTGTGATGGCATATAAGTTCTGTGTGTTGTAGCCTGGTACAATATATCACCCGTTTGGTTTCTTATTTTAAGGACCTCTAGAGGGGTTAACTTGTTGTTGCCTATACTCACGTTCAACAACGATCCGTACTCAATTGCTAGACCGTTAGGTGCAGCCTTAGCCTTGGCGTTCTGTAACTTTAACCATGACAACTGAATGCTATCTAATAAAGGTATCATTCTTTTAATCATGCTGCCAGATTTCATCTTGTATGCGTGGAAACTTAGGTTAGCCTCAGATGGGGTTGGTCTAGGAATGTCAAACTGGTGACCGTAGTCCCACGCGTATTCTGTTCCAACTATCCATTTACATTTATAAACCATTAAGGTCTTGCTGATAGTAGTTTTTCTCTTGTCTCCCGTTCTTACCTTGCCAAACTCGTCCCTGTGTACAACAGTTTCGCCTTTAGAGTTAACTCTCTCTGTGGTGTACTTAAAATCGTCTGACTTGTACTCACAATCTAGAACGCAAACTCTAAATGTGTCGTACTCGTATCTACCAAACTGGTCAATGTACCAGTTGTTAATAATCGCAGGGTTGTTGTAGTGGTTGATTGACTTCTGCGCTATCTCTACCAACTCCTCCTCTGTGAATTGAGGCGTTCCGTCTGGTTTGTTTAGTGCTCTAATTTCTGCAATGGTGTAAAATATGTACTCACCTGCAAACGGCATATTCTTAAACTCTGACTGGTGAACGTATGGTATAACGCACAGCGCAGGGTCACAGTATCTTACCTTTACCTTTTGGGTCATTGGGTCTAAGAAGTCTTTGGTAACAGCAACTCCTAATTCGTACAGGTCTTCAAATATTTTTCTTTTTACTTCCTTCCACTCTGATATAAATGACGTGTAACGTAGAGCCTCCTCGATTGATATTTCGCTCTTAAGCTTGAACCCACCCATAGCCGAGAACATTTGCAGCTCTTGGATTGTTTCTGGAACATAACCCTCTTTACGAAGCTTGATGTCTACAGCTTTCTCCATCTCTATCATGTAGTCCTCCATCTCACGCTCCATCCACAACATCCACTTTGCCTGTTCCCTCTCAGCGCTAGACTTCTCGTCTACACCGTCAGCATAAATGTCGTGGTCTATCTCCTCAAATGTTCCAAGGATTACGTTCTTAAAGTTTGGCGCAACAGACAGTATCTCCCAGTTAATGTTCATGTAACCTTGTCTAACAAAGTCAGACGGTTGTTGAACTGGACTGCTGGTTGACACGGCCCCTGTTGGAACTGTTGGTGTTGGACGTTTGGTTATCCCTAGCCAGTCCATGTACTGGAGTTTGTCCTGGTTACCTGCGCCGTACGAACGGTATCTTGCAAACAAGTCAACGTCGGAATAGTTTATACCCGTCAAGTTGTTCCTGTACAACGAATGTATTGCCTGGCAGTACTGCACGTTCCAGTCTTTCTTTAGTTTTATAGCAGGATCTACGCTATGTGACGGGAAGTTATATGCCCCGGTTGTACTATTGTTGTTAAAATTCTCCATTAGTAATTAAATGTCTCTACAAAGGTATAGTTAATTTCAATATCTTGTTTTTGTTGCTTTTGTATATCGGGAAGGTAGTGGCTTATGCCTAGCATTGCGTATCCCCCTGCGGTGAACATATCAAAGTTCGTCATATCGTCCACTCCCTTAATGTCTCTTACCTCCATTAGTAGCTGTGCGTGCTTTTCTTTCATGACGTGCCTCTCTATGTAGGTCTGGTACAGCTGGAATATTTTTTGTTTAACTTTTTCTGTGGTATCACCACCTGCAATCATGTCGTGCTTACCTTTCTCTTGTCTGTGAATTAGCATAGCCCCGTAGCCGTTCTCTTCGAAGTGCTCCCTAACGAATGGCACGTTTGTTTCCGGGAACATTGGACACCCCCAGTACACGCACATTTTTATCATGTCGTCCCCGTACTCTGGTTTGGTGTCTGGTCTGTACGAATATGTACAAACAAACCTGTTGCTCTGCCACTCCTCGAATGGTTTCTCAAATGGGTCCAACATGATGTCGTGACCCCAAAACACAGCCCCTGCACCATTGGATCTTTTCTTACCCTTGGTTGTGTTGGCTTTGAATGGATCCGCGCCTGCACAGAATTGTACATTGTCAGCTACAAATGACTCTATGTTAGAGTCCCATGTAACCCTGTTGGCCTTATCAGCTGCAAGTTGGTAGGACATCTCAAACCTTCCGTTCTCGTGTGGCTCAAACTTAACGCCACTCTGGTACGGTGTGCCTATCCACTCGAAGTTACCCTTAACCGTCCCTGTTGGGTCGCTTGATATCTCGTCTAGCCTGTCCTCTATCTTGGAAATGTTAAAGAATGGATCCTTTGAATTTGACCTGAAGCAACCCCTGTATGTAGTCGGGTGTTCACGCTGGAACTGTAGTAGTTTATCCTTTTTTGGTAAAGTTTTTAGGTAGTCTATTGTGTTTAGGATGTGCTCCTTGGCCCCAACTGTTCCCCTTATGTCTATAGCCTGCTGTTCTGTTGGCGTGTCTATTACACTGTTGCCGTACCTGTCGATGTATCCCTCCAATCCGTCCCATGTTGGGGTAAATAGAACGTATAGCCCTGTAGCAGTCTGTCCGTTTGCGCTTCGTTTCCCAAATTGGGAATTTTCGCACAGCTCTCTAAACTGCTCACCACCACCTAGCTCCATTTCACCCACCGTGGAGGTGTGAATACTGAACCCGTGTATCTTTGTGCCGGCACCAGTTGATAGACACAGCTGTGCAACCTCCCACCTCTTGTTAATGTCTACGTTCACAGCCTTACCTACCTCCTCGTGGTGGTAGAAATACAGTTTTGTTCCGTCATAGGCTGTCTCTATAGAGGATCTGAAACTTATCTCGCTTCCTAGTGACTTATTTGACTTGTACTTGATGCCTGCCTTGCCCCTGGACGATGATGCTCTAAATGCTAAGAGTGCTTTTGGGTCATCGCCACCGTTGTGGTTAGGTTTGAAGAAGAATGGCATACTACGCCACGGGTCTATGATGTGTTTTTGAAATACGTCCTTACCTGAGTCGTCTGTCATGGACTGGATACCACCACGGGCCTTGATTAGTAGGGTTATTATACAGTAGTGGATGCAACTTGTCTTATAAGTCGCCCCCTCACGCCTGTGTTTAGGGTAAACAAACCCGTAACACTTCGGATCATTGTGGCAGTACCTTGCGAAGTGGAAGAAACGCCTATCCCTGTCACGATATTCTGGCAATCCGTGGTCTAACTCGAAGTAGTTTAGGTAAACATAGTGCCAACCGTCAATATATGTAGGGACTCCGTTGTTAAAAAACCAGTACCCCTCCAGTCTGCGCTTCCATTCCCTCTTTATAAACTTGATTTCCTCCTTATAATACTCTGGTTGCTCCTCCATTCTGCCCCATATCTCGTCTTGGGTTAGGTAGTAACCGTCCTCGTCTTGAGTTTGCTGTAATTCTAGTATTTTTGATGGAACAATTGTCCTGCGAAACCTTTGATCCTGCGCTAATTCGCCAAAACCATCAATTTTAGGTAGATTTGGCGGACTTGGTAGGGTAACCCTTATCGTGTCAAGGTCCTTATCCTCCTCGTTGAAGTCAATATACTCCTGCGCAGGCCTGTAAGACTCAAGTACTTTAGCCTTGACTCCCCACTTCTTTGCGTTTTTTACTATATCAATATCCATCCTCGTCGTCTGTTATAGATTCTGCGATCCCTTTCTCTCTTATGTCCTGTGCAATGTCCTCTGGAGACAAACGAAGCTTGTCGCTGTTGATAGATTTGTACAGGGACTTTAGTAAACCCTTGTCCTGGTCGTGCTCTAGGATGTCGTTGATGGCTACCTCGTACGCAACCTTAGTCTTCTCAAGGTCTGTAATTTTAGCTGACTGTCCAAGCAGAACGTCCTTCAGAATTTGGTAGTACATTGTTTCCAGTAGCACAACGTGAGAGTAACCTACGTTACAGTGCAGTTTTACGAACGCTACAATCATGTCAGCCACGTTAGGGCTTCTGCCCTGTAGCACGTCCTCTACCTCTGGGGCAAATGTCTTGCCCTCCAGGCCGTACCCTGCGTCAATAATTGCACGTACTTTTCTTTGCGTGATGTCCTTGTACTTAACCCTGTAGGGCGAGTTCTTGTCATACACATATGCTATGTATTTGATAATCTTATTGTTATCTAAATTCTTTAGCTTTTTTTCAAACTCTGAGTAGAGCCTAAGTTCTGGGAATTGTGTTAAAAAACTTACGCTTTCGTCAGCTGCGTAAACATTAAACATCATTCGTTTGAAGTCGTCGGGAGTAAATTCCATTATTGCAAAGTTACGATTTATTTTTTATCTTGGTTCTGGTTGAGGTCATTGACATAGGTCTTGAGTTTTCCTGGATCCTTTTAACTACAAACTCCGGTATGGTCAGCTCGGTCTCGTTGTTCATTACAACCTTGCCGTTTGGGTACTCGTAGTTTAGGGTGAATACTATCTTGGTGTCCTGGAACTCGTACTTTGTTATGCAGTAAGCCTCTGTCGATTTTATTAGTATGTGGTCGAAGTCTATCTCGATACGATTAGATACGCAAATATCCGTAAGCAGATACGCTGATAGTTTCCTAATAGAAAACAATTTGAAGTCTGTGCGTATGTTTATCCTGGCCTTGTTGTGTCTGAGCACCTCCTTCATTGTAGCCCGGCTAACTATTGGGGCCCTTATCTTGGCTAGCTCTCTTAAAACTAATACTCTCTTCCTGCACTGGTAGTATGGTGTGCCGCAGTGGTTGTACTGCCAGCCCTTGTCGTAACCTACACTTGCAGCAAAGTCATGCAGCTCCTTGAACCCATCGGCAGGGTTATCGCTGGCAAAGATATATAGGTCTGTGTAGATCATAAAAAAGAGGGTTTGACGTTCACACCCACAACGATATCATCCCCTCATGTACTCGTTTATTATCTTGACCGCCATGTCCAGGCTCCAGCAGAACTCGGCCTTATAACCTAATCCTCTTAAGTTTCTTAGTGCTCTGTCTTGTTCCTCAAGGTGGTCGTATACTTCGGTAACTACACCGTTTGTCTTTACCTTTACTATCTGCTTCTTTAGTGTGCCGTCCTGTTTGTATGGAGAGACTTGTTTAAGCTCTAGGAACAGTCCACTGTAACCATTGTTTGGCTTAAATATTATCAAATCAGGACAAGAAAAATTTTTTTTCTGGATTGATTTATTTCTAACTCTTTGAGGAATAGTTAAATTAATATTTGATATTGCGTCCGACAAGAATGGCACGTCCGTGTACTGCATTTCCAGGAACTTGCATATGGCAGCCTGTAGTTTAAACTCTGTGTGTGTTGCCATTAGTATACTTTGTATTTATATTTTCTTAGCTGTAGCTTGCACCCAAACAGCAGCCACTTGAATCCTATGTAGTAAATCTTTAAGCTCTTGTTTCCATATAAGTAAACACTTGGAGTGAGGTAGAACTCCCCTATCATAAAATCTTTAGTGATCTGGATGTGCATTATGTATGATATACTTTACGTTGTGTGTTATTTTATGCCCTTATGTGTGGTTTATCAGACATCTAGTATGGCGTGGATTAGGCAACTTTGCAGTCTCCAGTAAGCCTCGTTGCCGTTAAATGTCTTGTGATCGTCTGCCTCTAGTGGCACGTCAATACTCTTGTCTACCAGTGCCATGTCTCCTGGATCAACAAACTGGTCGTAGTATACACCGTTAAGGTACTCCTTGTTTGGCTTACCTGCGTAGCATATCCTGACCTTCTTCTTGTTGGCCTTGGTCATGCTCGCAGGCAGCTCAATGTATTGTGACTTTAACTCTTTCTCAATAGGCTGTACTAAGATATAACCGTTTAGCATAACCACGTTGTATATCTCCTTGTCGTTCATAACGATGCCGTGCTGCTGTTTCCAGTCTTCTGTGATGTACTTTGTTTTGCTTGACTTGTAGCTCTTCCAGAACACGTCCTCCTCTGTAGGGGTCCAACGTCTTTTGGCTAGGTATATGTACTGGTACGGGCAAAAGAAGTATTCATCACCGTCAAGTGTGAACGCCCTCTTGTCGTCGCCGAATGCATTGACATAGGCTAGGTAGTGAATGATAACCTCGTCCCCTACGCGCAGATCCATGTCTGTCTTCCAGTCCATAGACTCCTGCTTCTGAATGTACTTGCCGGTTCTAGGGTTAATATCCGTGGTGAATCCATATACCAATCTGTCTGGAACGGCAACAACCTCGCACACTACGTCCGAGTGTTTCTCTTTGGCAAATGATGTGTCTAGGTAGAGGATCTGTCCACCCTCCAGTTTTATCTTTGAGTTGTCTACCTTGGCTTTTAGTAGGACGAAATTATTTAACGGTTTAACTTGCATTTTCAATTGGTTTGTATTCTTCGTAGAAGTATGTGTCCGGGAGCTTGATAAACTTCCACTTGTTAATCCTGTTTAGTTTGGCAACCTCATCCTTGTACTGGGTGTTCCTCTCTGTGAACGCTTCGTGGTAGTCCCTGTCTCTAACAAATAGGTCGGTCAGAAACTCTGCGTCTATCGGGAACAGTTCGCGTATAACCTTGTCTGTCTCAAAGGTAAACTTGCGCTTCTCCTCCCTGTTCATAGGTCTAACTATAATAGTATAGTAAGGATCTATTGGGTGTAGTGTTGGTTTAAGATCCATATGTTTCGTTATAATATTGGTCTGCGTCTTCGTGCATTGAGATTTGATAATCTAAAAAACCATTATCCCAACCATTTTTTATTTGCTCTTTCTCCATTGCTTTGGCTTCAATACACCATTTTTTAATAGTTTCTATTGAACAAAATTCAGTTGGTTTAACATTGTTTATTTTTTGAATAATAGATT